CAGAGGGTTTTAAAAAAATCGACACTAAAATTAAGGACATTATAAAGCTTTAGTAGAAAAACTTGGCTTAGTGGGGAATGTTTCGTATGTTTACGGAACATAATGAAATTATAACATTTTTTAAATAAATATTTTATGAACTTAGATGAAATTAAGAATCGTTTAAACAAATTAAACAACAAAGGGGGCGGTGGTTCAAGTGACTACAAAAATAACTTTTGGAGACCGCCAGTAGGAGAGAAATCTCAAGTAAGATTAGTGCCTTATGCACACAACAAAGACTTTCCATTTATTGAGCTTTACTTTTACTTCGGTATTGGTAAACCACGAATGATTGCCTTGACTAACTTTGATGAGTCAGATCCAATTATGGAATTTGCTAATCAATTAAGAAAGTCAGGTGACAAAGAAAATATGGAATTAGCTAAAAAATTATACCCAAAACTCCGTATTTTTGCTCCAGTAGTAGTAAGAGGAGAAGAAGATAAAGGAGTTAGGTTTTGGGAATTTGGTAAAATGGTTTATCAAGAGTTACTAGGTGTAATGGCTGATGAAGATTACGGTGATATTACTGCTGTTCAAAATGGTAGAGACGTTACTGTAGAAGTTATCCCAGCAGCTGAAACAGGTAAAATGTTTAACACAACAACTGTACGTGTTAAGCCAAACCAAACACCTCTATCTGAAAATGCTGATACAGCACAATCACTTTTAGATGATCAAAAGGATTTAGTTTCTTTATTTAAGAAATATTCTTTTGAAGAAATGAAAGGTGAATTACAAAGTTACTTAAAACCTTCTGAAGAAGATGGTGGAAAAGAAACTGAAGTAGTAGCTGCACCTTCTAAAGGTAAGCAAAATTTAGATAGTAAACTTGATGAATTATTTGACTAATGGCAAAGAAAAAAGACGAATCAAATAGAGATGAACTAACAGGGATTATTGCCGACTCTCTAAACAAGAAATTTAATAAAACTCACCATAGAGTAGCATATTTTCTAGACGGCAGTGAAGATTCCCCTACAGATGTCAGCGATTGGGTCTCTACAGGATCTACAGTATTAGATCTAGCCATATCAAATCGCCCTAACGGAGGCTTTCCAGTTTCTAAAATCGTTGAAATTACTGGTCTAGAACAGAGTGGTAAGTCCCTGTTAGCATCTCACATTATAGCAAATACACAAAAGAAAGACGGTATTGCGGTATACATTGATACTGAATCATCATTGAACGCACAGTTTTTACAAGCAATCGGAGTTGATGTAGAAAAGATGGTTTATTTACCATTAGAAACAGTTGAAGACATTATGGATGCAATTGAAAATGTTATCCTTAAAGTTAGAGAAAAAAATCCAAACAAACTTGTAACAATTGTAGTTGATTCAGTAGCTGCAGCTACCACTAAAATTGAATCAGCCGCTGACTTTGAAAAAGATGGTTATGCAACTCAAAAGGCAATCATCTTATCTAAAGCAATGCGTAAAATTACTAACTTAATTGGTAAGGAAAAAATACTTTTAGTATTCACAAACCAACTAAGACAAAAGATGGGCGCAATGCCATTTGCTGATCAATATACTACTTCAGGTGGTAAGGCTTTACAATTTCATGCATCAGTTAGATTAAGACTTAAACAAGTTGGAAAACTTAAAGAAAAAATCAATGGTGTAGAAGAAGTTGTAGGGTCTGAAGTAGAAGCTATTGTGGTTAAAAATAGAATGGGACCTCCAAACCGTAAAATTCGATACAATGTTTTTTATAGACAAGGTATAGACGATTTTGGTGGATGGTTAAAACTAATGAAAAACTATAAAGTAGTTAAACAATCAGGTCCTATTTGTAAATATGTTGATAAAGAAACAGGTGAAGAAATTACATTCTATGGTAAAGATTTACAACAACTTTGTGAAGAAAGACCAGAAATCAGAAAAAGAATGTACGAAGACACTTGTGAACAATATGTTATGAAATATCAACATGAAGAACCACAAGAATTAGATCCGGACATTGAAATAGATGAAAGCGGATTATAATGGAAGATATATTTAGTTTATTAGATAACATTGAAAAGAACGATTCTATAGGTGTTAATGATAGAGTACTGATTGTAGATGGATTAAATTTATATTTAAGAGTATTTGCAGTAAATGGTGCCTTGAATGACAATGGAGTCCCAGTAGGTGGTTTAACAGGTTTTTTAAGATCTTTAGCTTATGCTATTAGAGAAGTAAACCCAACCAGAGTAGTTATAGTTTACGATGGTGCAGGTGGTTCACAACGTAGAAGAAAAATCCACAGTGATTATAAATCTAACAGAAAACCAGGCAAACGAATTACTAGATGGGATGCCTTTAAAAACGCATCTGAAGAAAAAGAATCAATGAAGATTCAATTTTCAAGATTACTTGAATATTTAGATTTTCTTCCAATCAATGTTATTTCAATAGACCGAATAGAAGCAGATGATACTATTGCTTACATTGCCCACACATTATTAGACAAAGAAGTTACTATAATGTCTGCAGATCAAGATTTTTTGCAATTAGTAAACGATAGAATCACTGTATGGAGTCCAACTAAAAAGAAGTTTTATACCCCTCGAATGGTAGAAGCTGATTATGGGATACCGGCTCACAATTTTTTAATGTATAAAGCCCTAATGGGTGATAAATCTGATAACATCCCTGGTGTTAAAGGATTAGGTCCTAAAAAATTACCTAAAATAGTTCCAGACTTATTTACTCAAACAACCCTTGATCTTGATTTCATCTTGGAACATGCGGGTAAAGGAGAAGAACCTATGCATAAAAGAATTAGTGAGTCGGCAGACCAACTCCGACTAAATGAAGAGTTAATGGATTTAAAAAATCCACCTATATCAGGAGAGCTAAAATTACGAATAACAAGGCTAATAGAAGCCCCAATAAATTTGCTTTCCCGAAATGATTTTATTATAATGTACAATGATGATCAATTAGGAAATGCAATTGCATCCCCTGATTTATGGTTAAAAGAACATTTTATTAAGTTAAATACATTCGCAAAACAAACACATGAGTAAATTAACTCAATACGGACATTCATTCCAAACGAAGGCTATTGGTATTCTAATAACTGACAGAGACTTTCTACAACAAATTGCAGACATAGTTTCTCCAGATTATTTTGACAATGATGCTGGTAAATGGATTATTCGTAAAACACTCAGCTATTACACCGAATATAAAACAGTTCCCACAATGGAAGTGTTTAAAGTAGAACTTGAAAATTTAAATAAAGAACTACAAAACGTAGCTGTTAAAGATTTACTTAAACAAGCATACAAAGCATCAAAAGCAACAGATTTAGGTTTTGTCAAAGACACGTTTTTAGACTTTTGTAAAAATCAAACACTAAAGGGTGCGCTAATGAAATCAGTTGATCTACTAGAATTAGGAGATTATGATGACATTAGAAACTTAATTGATGGTGCTTTAAAAGCAGGAACAGAAAGAGATATAGGTCACGAGTATATAGCAGAACTAGAAGATCGATTTAGAGAAGAAGCTAGAAATACTATAGCTACACCTTGGCCACTTATTAATAATCTTTTAGGTAGTGGTTTGGGTCAGGGTGATTTGGGTTTAATAGCAGGTGGTCCTGGTGGTGGTAAATCATGGGCTTTAATAGCATTAGGTGCAGAAGCAGTCAAACTAGGATATACAGTTATACATTATACACTAGAATTAAGTGAAAAATATGTAGGTAGAAGATATGATGCTTGTTTTTCAGAAATACCTGTAGGTGATATAACTGATTTTAAAGATGATGTAGTTAAAAGATTATCAACCTTACGAGGTGGTCTTTATATTAGAGAATACCCAGCAGGACAAGCAACTGTAAATACTTTACATGCACATTTAGAAAAATGTATACAACAAGACATTCAACCAGACATGATTATTGTTGATTACGCTGATTTGCTTACTTCTAAATCAAGTAAAGAAAAAAGAGACAAACTAGATGACATTTATACTAGTTTACGTGGTTTAGCTACTGAAATGAAGGTGCCTATTTGGACAGCTTCACAAGTAAATAGATCAGGAGCAAGAGAAGACATCATTCAAGGAGACAGAATGGCTGAAAGTTATTCTAAAATGATGATTACTGACTTTGCAATGTCATTAGCTAGAAGTGCCGAAGATAAAGAAAATGGTACTGGTAGATGGCACATTATGAAAAATAGATATGGGGCAGATGGTATAACTTATGACTCAATTATGGACACTTCTATAGGAAAGATTGAAATAAATATGAGAGGAAATAACAGACCGCAACAAACTCCCCAAGGAGATTTAAGTCCAAGACAACGAGGAAGACTTCAACAAGAATCCAACAATTTCTTTGGGTTTTAGTAGGTTTTGTTTGTATATATTGTACTTATTAACACAAGGGTTTAGCCCCTTTTTTAATTCTAAAAAAACACAAAAATGGCGAAAAAAGATATCACACAAGAAAGAATCGTATATAAACCCTTCGAATACCCAACAGCATTTGACTATTGGTTAAAACAACAACAAGCACATTGGATACACACAGAAGTTCCAATGATGAGTGATATCAATGATTGGAAACAAAATTTAAATGAAACTGAAAAGAATATTATTGGTTCTATTTTAAAAGGTTTTGCCCAAACCGAAACTGTAGTAAATGATTATTGGACAGGATTAGTTACAAAATGGTTCCGTAAACCAGAAATCATTGCAATGGCAACTACATTTGGTGCTATGGAAACAATTCACGCTGAAGCTTATTCTTTATTAAATGAAGAATTAGGTTTAGATGATTTTTCTGAGTTTTTAGAAGATGAAACCACAATGGCTAAAATAGAAACTCTAATGGATGTAAGAGATTCGTTTGATGGAGAAGTGGATTGGCACGAAAGAGCTAAGTCACTCGCTATATTTAGTGCATTCACAGAGGGCGTTAATTTATTCAGTTCATTTGCCGTTTTATTGTCATTTAAAATGCGCAACAAATTAAAAGGAGTTGGCCAAATAGTTGAATGGTCAATCAGAGATGAATCAATGCATTCTGAAGCAGGATGTTGGTTATTTAGAACACTTTTAGAAGAAAAACCAGAACTAAAAACACCAGAATTAGAAGCAGCAATTAATGAAGCAGCTTTACTTTCACTACAACTTGAAATCGATTTTATAGAAAAAGTATATGAGTTAGGTGATTTAGAGGGTTGTAATAAAGAAGATTTAATTCACTTTATAAAAAATAGAGTCAACACAAAATTAGGAGACTTAGGTTATAATTCAATCATCGGAGACGTAGATATGAATGCAGTTGGTAGAATGAAATGGTTTGACCATTTATCAGCTGGAAAACAACACACAGATTTCTTTGCAAATAGAGTAACAAATTATGCTAAAGGAACAATGGAATGGGACGCATCGTCAATATTTTAAAAAAACAGTAATGGATAATAATAGTTTAGTAGCAGATTACTCTCAATGGGAGAGAGGGAAAGATTTCCCTGACTTTATGGATGAAGTAGCTTTATCAACAATTTCAAAAGGCTATCTTTTACCAGGAGAAACACCTAAAAAAGCATACAGAAGAGTTGCTCACGCAGTAGCAGTTAGATTAAATCGACCTGATTTAGAATCAAAATTCTTTAAATATATTTGGAATGGTTGGATTGGTTTAGCATCTCCTGTACTTTCAAACACAGGTACAGACAGAGGTTTACCTATTTCTTGTTTTGGTGTTGATACACCAGATTCAGTTAGAGGAATTGGTTTAACTAATGCTGAATTAATGAAGCTAACAGCCGCAGGAGGTGGTGTTGGTGTTTCTGTTTCTAGAATTAGACCAAGAGGAGCAGAAATCAGAGGTAATGGTAAATCAGAAGGTGTAGTGCCTTGGTGTAAAATTTATGATTCTTCGATTATTGCTACTAATCAAGGTAATGTACGAAGAGGAGCAGCTTCAGTTAATTTAAATGTTAACCACCCAGACATTGGAGAATTTTTACAAATTAGAAGACCAAAAGGTGATCCTAACAGACAATGCTTAAATTTACATCAATGTGTTGTTGTGGATGATTCATTTATGAGAAAATTAAATGATAGAGACGAAACTGCAATGGGTATTTGGTTAGAAGTTCTAAAATCAAGAATGGAAACAGGAGAACCATACATTATGTTTGAAGACAATGTAAATAAAGACAATCCTTTAGCTTACATGATGAATAACCTCAACGTTTCAATGACCAATATTTGTACAGAAATAACACTCCACACAGATGAAGAGCACTCGTTTATATGCTGTTTATCTTCGTTGAATCTCGCGAAATATGATGAATGGAAGGACACAGATGTTGTTGAAATTGCTACATATTTTTTAGATGGTGTTATGCAAGAATTCATTGATAAAACCAATGGAAAAGAAGCAATGAGACGTACTCAT